TAGAATATGGGCATGCGCAGGAAGTGGGCCGGTTTGTGCCAGCATTGGGGAAACGATTAGTGGTTCCGCTGGTGCCGGGCTTCTTTATGATGACGCGTTCTGAAAAGGAACTGGAACAGACTGTGCCTGAACTGGTGAAGCAACGCGTTGAGAATTATCTCCGGGAGGTGTTTAGCGGGTAATGTTTACAAAATCAATCGCAGCCAGGCTGAAAGAAATCTGGCCGGAGTATAAAATTTATACAGAGGAAGTGCGGCAGTACCTGCAATCACCTTGCTTTGTCATTCTTCCGCTTCAGACAACACATGAAGCGAAACTGGATGCAGTGCGAGAGTTCGTATGCAGCTACGCCGTTTATTTTTATAGTGACGAAACCAAATACCTGCAGGAAACATTAAACCAAATGGGGCAGGATTTATATTTTGTGCTGGATGAGATTCCTTATCAGAACCTGATTTACAGGGGTGATGGAATGCAGCACAAAATTGTAGATCATGCGCTTTTGTTTGAAGTGAGTTATGTATATCGGGGCAGAACGATAGAAGAACTTGCTTTAATGGAAACGATGCAGTATTCGCTCACGATTGGGGATGAATAAAAATGGGAAACAATGCAGAAATGAATGCAGCGGAAACGAGCGCTGCAGAACAGGCAGCAACATTTACAAAAGCACAGCTTTTGAAATGTACACGATACAGCCATCGTAAAGATGCGTTATCGGTGCTGTTAAAAGATAATGAAAGATATACGCATGAAGATGTAGAGCGTATGTTAAAAAAATTTATGAATAAGAGGGTGAAGTAAATGGCGCATGGCGGCGGTAATTTTTTGACAATGAATAAAATCCTGCCCGGCTCTTATATCAATGTAATTTCTCTGGCGAGAGCAGATGCAGCGCTTTCTGATCGCGGGATTGCAACAATGGCATTGGAAATGGACTGGGGCGCGGATAACAAAGTATTTGAAGTAAGCAAAGGCGATTTCCAGAAAAACAGCATGAAGCTGTTCGGGTATGATTATACGGATGAAAAGCTGAAAGGTATGCGAGATTTGTTTATCGGTGCAAAAACCGTTTATTTTTATCGATTGAACAGTGGCGGCAAAGCCAAAAGCACTATTTCTGAAGCGGCTCATTCCGGTACCAGAGGCAATGCGCTCTGGCATGCAGTTGAAACAAATGCCGATGATGAATCTCTCTTTGATGTATCGACCTATTGGGATACTACATTGATGGATATGCAGACAGTGGCGAGTGCGCAAGAACTGCAGGATGTAGAGAATCTTGTAACATTCACCAAAACCGCAACACTGGCAGCCAATGCAAAAATTGAATTTACAGGCGGTTCTAACGGCGAAGTTACAGCTGCAAACCATCAGAACTATCTGGCAAAGATTGAGCCATATAATTATAACGCTATCGGCGCGTATGTTACGGATGAAGCGGTAAAACGCCTGTATGTAGAGTTCAATAAACGAATGCGCGATGAAGTTGGTGCAAAAGCACAGGTAGTAATCTACGGTTACCAGGCAGATTACGAAGGCGCTATCAATGTGAAAAACAAAGCCGTTACAGCTTCCGGGGATATCTGGACAGAAGCGGCGCTGGTATTCTGGGTGACAGGTGTTGCAGCAGGATGTGTCATCAATGCATCGAATACCAACCGAAAATATGATGGAGAGTTTGAGATAGATGCAGTTTATACGCAGTCTGAACTGGAAAAGGCAATCAAAGCCGGCGAATTCACTTTCCATCAGGTTGGCAGCGAAATTCGTGTACTGACTGATATCAACTCTTTGGTTACTACTACATTAAACAAAGGCGCTATTTTTAAAGACAACAAAGTGGTGCGCATTGCAGATCAGATTGCCAATGACACAGCTACATTGTTTAATTCCAAATATCTTGGCGTTGTACCAAACGGTAAAAACGGACGCATCAGTTTGTGGAATGATTTGGTGAAGTTGCGCAAAGACATGGAGAAACTTGATGCCATTGAAAACTATGATGAAACAACTCTGGTTGTGGCAGAGGGCGATAATAAAAACGATGTGGCGGTATCGGATGGTCCACTTGATGTAGTAGGTACCATGGAAAAACTGTATATGACAACAGTATTGCAGTAAGGAGGGGTAATGCATGAATACAAAAATGCAGCAGGGGTATATTGCCAGTAAGAAGAAAGCTACTTGCTTTGCTACGATTGGCGGCAACCGATATGACATTTTCTTTGCCAGAAACTTTGAAGGCAAAGTAAACATGAAAACCACTGCGGTTCCAATGCTGGACAGACCTATGGATGGGAGAAAAGTTGAGGGCGCAGAGGGAAAATTCAAACTGACCATTTACCGCTTGACCGATAAATTCTCCGAAATGATTATGGAGTACTTAAAAACCGGTATCTTGCCGGAGCTGGAACTGCAGGTCACAGAAGAGGATAATGCGACACCGCTTGGGCGCAGTACAAAAATTTATCGCGGCTGCGTGATTGATGGCGAGGTTCTGTTATCTGTATTTGATGATGCGGGTGGTTTTATCGAGCAGACAATTGAAGGCTATTACACAGATGTTGCAATGCCTGAAACTTATGCTGACCCTGCGGGGATGTAATTGAGAGGAGCAAATAAGCAATGGAAAAGTTTGAACTGTTTTTGAAGAAAAACAAAATTGTGAAAGAGAATATCCTTTATCCGGCCACAGCAGCGATTGTTGATGAAAACGGCAATCCTGTAGAGTGGGAGCTGCGAGCAGTATCGACAAAAGAGAACAATCTTTTGATTGATGAATCCACAAAATACACTGTAGCGGAAAATGGCGATGTTGTACCGGCATTCGATAACAATCTGTATGTGAAAAAGCTGGTTGCAGCAGCGGTTGTGTATCCTGATTTGCATAACAGAGCTTTGCAGGATTCTTACGGCGTTATGACACCGGAAGATTTACTGGAAGCGATTGTTGATTGCCCGGAAGAATTTAATCTGCTGGCGAAAAAGGTGAAGGAACACAACGGCACTGGTAAAAAGAAAGAAGCAAGGGAAACTAACGAAGCAAAAAACTAATAACGGGAGGCGATTGGTATGCAACGATGGCGTACCTTTGCCTCCTGAAATTTCATATACGGCCATCTGAATTTATGGAGATGGACGGGCAAGAACGAGCATTCGTAATGGCCTCGTTGTTGGTATGTGCTGATGCGCGAAAAGAAGCAGAGGCAAAAACAAAACGATAGGAGGGGGCGGAAATGGCTCTATCTACAATACTGCAGATTTCTGATCAGATGACAGGGACATTGCGCTCCATCCATCAGGCCAATCAGAATCTGCTTAATGATTACCGTGAACTGTCTGGCCAAAGGATTCGTATTGATACCGTGGAAGCAACGGACAGTATCGCTGACATGACCGGTGAACTTTGGGATACAGAAAGGCAGATGCGACTTACCAGAGAGGAACAGGAGCGCTTCAACGAAAGTCTGGGCGTTGGTAATGACAGAGCGGATGCCTTTGGCGGTAAATTAATACGGCTTGCAGGAGCCTTTGCAGGGCTTTTCAGTCTTTCTGCTGCAAAAGACTTTGCAACGGTTTCTATGGAAAACTTTGATATACAAAATGCTGCAGAGCGGCAATTAAAAACGGTATTGTTTAATGTGCAGGCGGCACCCGGTGCGTTTGATGCACTGAAAGCGGAAGCGGAGGCGATTCAGGGCAGAACGATTTATGGCGATGAAGCCATGATTGCCGGTGCAGCTGAAATTTCAACTTACATCAGTGATGAAGCTGCAATACGAACTGTTATGGGAACATTGACAAATTATGCGTCCGGCATGAGCGGCGGCGTTGAATTAAACAGCCAGCAGATGGTGGAATATGCAACGCAGCTGGGGAAAGCGCTGAATGGTACTTATGATGGATTAAAGGATAGAGGCTTTGAACTGACCGATGCCCAGAAGGAAATTATTGATAATGGGACTGATATGCAAAAGGCGTTGGTAATTGATGAGGTTATCAATCAGTCATGGGCGAATTTGGCGGAGCAGATGGCAAACACACCGCAAGGTCGGATTATTCAGTTCAAAAATAATATGTCGGATATCTCTGAAGTAGTGGGCGGCAAAGTATATCCGGCTGTTATGGAGCTGTATCAGACTGCCAATGACAATATGCCACGCATTGAAAGCATGTTCATGTTATTTGCTAACGGTGCAGCGATTGCCGTGTATGCATTAAGCGGTATGGCAGATGCAGCTGGAAATGTGTATCAGGTTGTCAGTGATAATTGGGGTGTTATCGGTCCGATAGTCTATGGCGCATCGGGAGCGTTTGTTGTTTATAACGGCGTGCTTTTAGCGCATCAAGGTTATCTGGCGGCAGTCGCTGTATGGAATGATTTTCTGGCGATCAAAGAAAGCGTTCTGGCGGTTCGCACAGGCGCAGCAACAGCTGCACAGGCGGGTTTCAATGTGGTGCTGTTAGCATCCCCGATAACATGGTTCGCAGGGGGCGTTCTGGTTGGCGTTGTTGCCTTAAATGCTTTCGTGGGCATGTTAAATAAGGCGGCTGGCACCAGCTATTCGGTAACTGGTTTGATTACCGGGTTGTTTTCTGCTATGGGAGCCGGTGTTGTACGAATCTTTTTAGGGATTGGCGATGTGGCGCTTGGCGTCTTACAGGCCATTGCGGAAGCGGTGGATTTCGTCATGCGTACCGATTATGCCGATACCATTGCCGGTTGGCGTGATGATTTATCCAGCTTTGCTAATGAAAAGTATAATCTGAAAGATGCGTTTGATGGTGGATATGCCTGGGGTGAAGGCGTGATGGACAATCTGAAAAACTTTAACCCGGCGGCAGACTTATCAATGTATTCATTTGAAGCTGGGCTTGGCAGTATGACAATTCCGGGAGCAGAGGAATTGCTGGGCGATATTTCTGGAGATACAGACAGTATCCAAAAGCTGTTGGAAGTATCCGAAGAGGACTTGAAGTATCTGCGAGACATTGCAGAACAGGAAGTGATAAACCGGTTTACTACAGCAGAAATCAAGGTTGATATGCAAAACTATAATCAGGTTAACTCTTCCATGGATTTGGATGGAATTGCAGATCAGCTGCTGGATGTTGTGTATGACAGAATGACGGTTGCTGCAGAGGGGGTATAAGTATGTATGCACTTTATTTGGATGGCGTGCAGTTCCCGGTAGTGCCTAGTGATGTGAAACTGAAAATAAAAAATCAGAATAAAACGATAACGCTTATCAATGACGGGGAAGTAAGTCAGCTGAAAACTCCCGGTCTTACAGATATTTCTTTTAAGCTGCTTTTACCGCAGCTGCAGCGGTATCCGTTTGCGGCATACCCGAATGGATTTCGCCGGGCGGAGTATTATCTAGGGGTTCTAGAGCGTTTGAAAACAGGGAAAGAACCGTTTCAGTTTATTCTTTCCCGAACTTACGGAAGGACATCGCTGTATGATACCAACATGACCGTATCGTTGGAAGATTACGAAATACAGGAAAGTGCTTCGTATGGTTCAGATGTCATGGTGGAAGTCAAGCTGAAACAAGCGAAAATTCCAACAACAAAAACTCTGGATATCAAAGTGGAACCAGAAGGAACAAAAACGGCAACGGTTGAAGAAGTGAGGCCAACGGTTGGGAAGAAGGCAGCAGAAAGCCATACGATAAAGAGCGGAGAAACGCTTATTTATATCGCAAAGGCCGAACTGCAGGATTCTGGCCGTTGGAAAGAACTTTATCAGCTGAACAAAGAAGTGATTGAATCTGCTGCAAAAGCGCATGGACGATCAGGCTCCAGAAATGGTTCTCTGATTTATCCGGGAACGGTCTTGCAGCTGCCATAGAAAGGAGGGGCGGAAATGCCAGAAGTAAAAGTATATATTCAAAACGACGGTAC